ATTTCAACTTCTTCGTCAACTGATTCGTCTTTTGAATCTGTTTTTTCAGTTTCTTTTACTGTTTCTTCTGCTTTCGCTTCAGATTTTTCAGTTTCTTTAACTTCTTCTTTAGAGTCTTCTTTTGAGTCTTTTTTAGCTTCTTCAACAGCAGTTTCGCTATCTACTAAGCCTTCATAGATGTCTCTAGATTTTTCTACAACGATTTCGTGGAATAACGCTTGCGCTTTGTCATTCTCTTCGTTGATTAATAATTCAAGCAATTGCTCAAATTTGTTTGTTGATTGTGTCATTGCACGTGCTCCTTTTAATTGGCAAGTTTATTTTACTTTAAAGTGTAGTATTTAAGCGGATAGCGAAATAAAGCGGTACTTTTAGGCCAAAAACGGTGGTTTTTGACTAAGATTGGACTTGTATATTATGTATCTTCAGAAATTCATCAATATCTAGGTGTTTAAAGTTAGCACTAAACTCTAGATCGTGAGGTTTAAAAGCGTCTTTGCGTATTACTCTTCGAAACTCAATTTGAGGATAATCTGTCAGCACTCTTTTAGTTTGATTCAACCAATTTCCGTGATAGGTAGCTTCATCTGTGCTTTTTTTATAGTTTCTAGAGTCTTTGAACACATTATTAAAACTGAATCTTTTGTTTTTTGCATCCTTAACGTGTCCTTGATAGTCAAACCCTAATATGTAAATCGTGGTAAATTTTTTATCAGCTGCCATTTTTAGAGCAGTAGGACCCGAACTCCAACCTAAACTGGGTTGAAACCATTTGATATGATTCTTAGCATTCTCATTTTTTGAATATTGATGATTATAATTGGTCCATACTTCGTGTGTTTTGGGATAATCTGTTTCGGCAATTTCCAGTATCATTTTTGGATCTACTGCTATAAGATAGTCGGGCTCTTCGGTTCTGTATACAGCATTACAAGCAAACACTGTGCCGTGTTTCTTTAGATCTGCTATTCGGATACCTTTGCGAGATTCACCGTTGCCCAATACAAATGCTATGTTGGACATTATATTAAAGTGTTAGATTGTCATCCTGCGCTGGCTTTTGCCCGTACATCTTTTGTACAAATTCTGCTTGTTCTCTTTGATCTTGATCGTGTGCTTCGCTGGCCAAACGCATTTTGTTAATATCTCGTAGTTTTAAACGAGTTTTACGTGTGTCGTCGGAATCTAATACAGAAATATCGTCTTCTGCATTGTAATTTTTGTTTTGTTCAAATCCTTGCGGAGTATATGACCACATTTCTTTCAAATACATAATGCTATTTAATCCTTAGACGGTCGCTCCGCCACCTGGTGTGGTACCTGGAGTTCCACCGGTAGATGGTGTGCTACCTGGTCCCGGTGTTGGTGTGCCTGGCGTTGGTGCTCCTTCTTCCGGTGTTGGGTTTTCGAATTGATCTAGATCCGATTGCACCCCCGATTGGCTGATTCCTGCAGTTCTCAATTGTGTGGTCTTGGTCTGTTTCTTCTGTGCCACTGCATTTTCTTCAGACCATAATGTGCTGTTTTGTGCCATTTCTTCTTCAGATAATCCCAAGAATCTTTTCAATGCAAAACGTTTGCTCATGTAAGGTAACTCTGCCACCTGTACAAATGTGCCCACTCGACTTTGATCCATTTCTGTTTGTCTGTATTGTGCAAAGTTTTGTGGTGGATTGAATTTAATTTCAAATGTGCTGTTGTCTATGGTGTAACCTTTGTGTTTGATCCATAATTTGAACTCTTCATCAAAAACTGGAGCAATCAAACTCTGTAATCTTTCACAATATTTGTTAAATCTCAATTCTTGAATGTATGCCGTGCCCACTCTACCATCGTTGTATTGTTGAGCTCCGTCATCAGCACCTGTGGGCAAATATGAACTTGGAATTCTCAGACCCCTGTACAATTTGTTAGTGAAATATCTCAGGTCGTCGATCTCTCCAAGATTTGTTCCGCCCGGCAGTGTGTCCACTTTGGATCCTCGGCCCTCTGCTGTTTGCGGGAAGAAGTAATCCTCATTGATGCTCATTGGATTATATGTGGCGTCGATATAACTCATTCCGCCCGTGGTGCTTGGGATCCTTCTCTGATTGATCTCGTTTTTGACTCGCTCGACGAATTGCATCGCCAAGTGTGTTGGCATGTTGCCCACATCGATGTAGAACACCCTTCGTTCCGGTGCTCTCTGCACTCGATAGATGATGATTGCGTCTTCTAATAATTCTTTTTGTTTGTAGACCTTGAATACCTGTTCCAAAACTGATTGACCAAATGGGAATAGGTTGTCCATGCCATCTGATAGACTCATGTGTACCACGTGCTCGGCATTGATGGCATACTGATTCATGGTTCTGTAGAATCTACCACCTGTGCCACCTGTGGGATAGCTCATGCCCATGCCCTGTCCTGTGCCCATGTAGTTTTGATTGTATGGTCCACCTGTGGTACCACCATACAGTTGATTTGGTGTGATCTGTGTGGCGGACAATTTTTGTAGATTGGGGTTGATGTCTCGGATGATATATTGTTCTGGAATCTTGCCATCCGACTCATTCACGATGATCCTGTCGATCTTGGCAGGATCCATGTACAACCATTTGTCAGTTTCGGAATCTCTCACGAAGAAGCAATCACCGTATTTTAAACAGTTCCTAAAGATACGGAATATTCTTCTGCCGAATCTATTGCTCTTGGTCCACTGTTGCAGTGCTTTCTTTAATAATTTAACTTCGGTCTCTGTGACGTCGTCCTTGAATATCAAATCAAATGGAGTTTCATTCTCATCGTTGCTCTGTGTGCAAAATTCTGCAAGGATATCCAATGCCGCATTGATCTCAGAATCGTTGTCCATTTGATCATATTGGAAGTATCTCTGTATCCTGTTCGGGTGCCCTGTGTACACATCAGGCAGATATGATGAATAATTTCTTTTGGCGAAATTGGGAGTTTTGTCTCCACTGATCGGACTTAGATTGGGTTCTTTGAAATATTTTTTCCAGCTCATATATTATCTATCATTATACAATAGAAGGCCCCACTTTATCAACCACTTTGGAAGTTCTTTTGGTATTCTTCTCTGTGGCCGCATTAATGCTAACCAACGTATTTAATGCTTTGTAGTTGGCTTTTTGCAACTCTAGTGCTTCTTTGGCAGTCATGTTGTACTGTGTCATTTGTGATGTGAGTTGGGCATACTGGGCAGCACTCTGTCCCTCTTTATTATATTCCTGTGTTTCCTGTCGATTCAATACCCTCTCGCCTGCTTCCACATGCAACATGCTGGTTTTGGGTTCAAATGGTAAACCCAACTCACCGAAGGTACCTGTGGCTCTTTTACTTTTATCAATATCTGCACCGGCCATCCCGCCGGCTATTCCTGATACTAATCCTATACCACCACCGATAGCTGCTCCTATGCCCGTGCCAATTACAGGAATCGCCGATCCGATAGTAGCACCTAATAATGCTCCTGATCCAGCAGAAGTAAGTGCGCCTGCAAGTTTGCCTGAAGAAGTATCTGCTTGATATGCCATAGCAGTGCCTCCGGCCATTCCTGCAGCAGCTCCTAAGCCCGCACCAATTTTTAATCCTGTGCCAATCTTTCCTCCTAATAAATCTCCCACTCCACCTGCACCGCCCATGCCTCCACCGGCCAATCTTATACCGGCAGCAGTGCCTGCAGCGTGTATGGCAATTTGCCCGCCCTTATCTAGGAAGAATCCTCCAATGGTTTTGCTCATGAACAGCAGAGCCTTGGTGCCGTTGTCTAATTTATCGATGCCGTCCGCTATGTCTTTTATACCATTATTAAGCTGATTGCCTGTGGTTCCTATGAATCCGCCCAGCACTGTGTAGAATCCGGTCTCGATTGATTGGAAACTGGCGCTGAGTCTCTTGGTGGAATCTTCGAACAGCGCTAGAGATTCTGTCGCTTTTTTCTGAGCTTCTCTTTGCTCGTCTGTGAGTTCCGTTTCGTTCAGTTTGGCCTGGGCCAGTTTGTTCACTTCGCTGAACAGTCTAGCAAAACCCACCTGCCCGGTCACTGCCACGCCTGCCAAAGATTTATTGGATCTTTGGGCAGCATCTCTTAAAAGTTTTAGGGCTTGTACAGAATCTATGGTGCCTGCCGTGAGCTGCTGTATGATTCCGCTGGCCTCTGGTATGTTTTGTACCAGCATTCTAGCAGATTCGGTAACCGGGGCTCCCGAGTTAGCGATTAGATCTTGGAATCCTTCTTTTAGTCCTGGAGCCAGCTCACCTATCGATGCGGTAAAGGCGCTGAGACGCTGTCCTGCTTCACCGGTCTGTGTGGTTAGGAACGCAGTGAATCTCTCATTGGCCAGTTGAGATTCTATCTGTTTGGCCAGTGCAGTTCTCTGTTGTCCAGTAAGTTTGGACAGTTTGTCTAGTTCTACTCCTAATCTTTCAGCTGATGCGATCTGATCCTGTGCGGAATCTTCTACAAAGTTACCTGTTCTTCGTTGTAAGGTTAGTGTGGTTAACAGCACTTCGTTCAATTGATCCACTGTGAATCCCAGTGGCGCTAAACGTTCTATGCTGGTTCTT